AACAGTGGATGTCCTAGCATGTATCTTAGCAAACTCTGCTTCATACTCAAGAGTATCAAGTGAATCTGCTAAAAAGAATGCATCATAAAACTTCTGATATAATGCAGCACCCTCACCACCATCAAGTTGCTCCATCTCATAGTCTTTCCAAGCCCAAGTATTATCCTTGAAGTTCTTGGAATACTTACGTTTCTGTGCCATGTAAGTATCATTATCATACCATGAGAACAAGACTAACTTATCCTTATCACTATCCCATAGAGGATAAATGGCAGGTACAATGTCATTTGTCCAATAAGTATCAGCAATAGTCTTTGCTACATTCTTATACGTAACTTGTTTTGTGATACAATTTACTTCTAATATTTGTTGAGCCATCTTAGTATTACTAGTTCCCCTCTTTATTTAGAATGCTTTGATCAAGTACTTACACGAATGGTATGGTTCAACCAATGGTACATTAATATCAGGATCAATTGCTGCTGATGGCACAAGAGGTTGTTGTGCTGTCAACGTAAATATAGCATCATTACCTACTGCACCTGATGTATAGAATGCAGTTGCATCTCCTTCAACAACATAAGTCAATTCATCACATGTTGTTGGCATTTGACCAGCAGCAGGTACGAATTGTAACTCAGTTATCTCATCATATTCATAGACGAAATCACAAATACCATAATGATCTGAATCTAAAGAGTTATCATTACCTGCACCAGCAGCACTCCTACCTTGAACAATCTTAAATCGTGTGCTAGGTTTCTTTGCTTCATCTGGTAATGTTACACTATACCAGTACCATTTAGTAGCTTCATTACCAGTACCATCACCATCATAGTTACTAGTAATCTCAGAAGCAGTAGGAATTGGTACTAATTCACCAATAAAAGCACTAAAGTTTTCACTACTATCAGTATTATAATAAACTAACAATTCATCACCACCATTCTCTGGTCTTTCTCCACCATTAATACCATTACCTCGTGCTACTTTAACTGTAAACCTTTTCACATTTTGACAATCATGCTCTTTAACTACAATAAACCTCTCCAACTCACTACCACTAAACTTAACATACCTTGAATATGCTTGTGGTGTTACCATAGATGACAAACCAACTGTATCTACTTGTCCTGTAACTTTATCAATAACAGCATTAGCAAATGAACCACTACCAGCACCATGCATGATACGAACTTGTGGATTATCAGTATAACCAGTACCACCTTGAGTAGTATTATCAAAGTTTATACCACTTACCACTGAACCAGCAACACTAACTGTAGCACTAGCACCAGTTCCACCACCTCCACCAGAAAATTCCACTTCAGGAATTTGATGTGTTGGTAACCTAAATCCACCAGCAGTGCCTACACCAGTACCATCACTGTATATTTGGATACCATTTGATGCTGCAATAACTATATCTCCAACTGTAATCTCAACCTCACCTCCTTGCCATCCTGTAACTACACCAAATCCAACCTTAGCCCATCCATTATTACCATTAGATGTACCACTGAGACCAGAACCACCACTACCAATTGTAATGTTGGCACCTGAAGCAGATGGCATTGTCCATCTATCAACTAGCATGTTTACATAACCACCTGATCCACCGCCGCCGCCACCTTCAGACCACGCACTAGCATCTTCACGCCACTGTGCTTTAACATATCCAGCACCACCACCACTAGAGTTTGAGTTTACTAATTGAAGTTTATCAGATCTATAAGAACCCATACCAGCAATTCCTCCTTCACCACCACCGTGACCAGCAGGACCACCGCCACCACCGTGTGAACCACCAGCAGTATATCCACTAGGAGCAGCACCACCGCCGCCTCCTCCTCCACCGCCACCTACGCAGCCGTAGTTACCACCATGCCCACCACTACCAGTAAAGATAGATTGTTGTGTACCAAGTGGAGTATCACTATTATATCCAGAAGCAGAACTACGTGGTCTACCATTCCTTCCATTATAAGGAGCTCCTCCTTCCTGTTTTCCACCACCGCCACCACCACCAGCAGCACCTGCCCAAATCGCTGATCCAAGCTTAATCACACTAATAGCACCTCCACCACCACCATTATCAGAATATCCTTGACCACCATTACCACCCTTACCATTACTATATCCTTGACCACCGCCAGTAGAACCACCTGCTCCACCTGCTTGAGCAAATATGTTGTAAGAACCAGTTGGATTAATCACTTCTACTTTCATATACTGTCCAGCTCCACCTGATCCACCACTTGGACTACCACCTGGTCCCTGTTGTGAGCTTGAACCACCACCACCTTTAAGTTCAAAACGAATATAATCCCACACACCTATACTAGGAGTTAAGTTAAAACTTCCTGAACCGTATATAGTTTGTGACATCGGAGAACCAACAGCAGCTGTAAATGTATGGTTACCAGAACTACCATCACCCATTTGAATACTAGATTCATGTCCTCCTACATCACCACCAATTCCTCCCTGTTGAGGATTATTTGGATATGTACTAGCAGGGAATGGTCCCGTAGCACCTTGACCACCATCCTTTGATTTATCCCTTAGCGTAGTAACACTAGATGCAGCATCTCCTGTAATAGTATTAGTACCACCATCTCCACCATATTTGTGGCTGCCAGAACCAGACGTTCCTCCACCGCCTCCACCACCAACATTAATTGTTAACAATCCACCACCAACAGTAAATGATGATGCTCCACCATTATTACCATCTTGACTTCCATTAGAACCTGATCCACCTCCACCATATATCTTAATTTCCATTACTTCCCAAGTAGTTGGGAATGTTAGACTTATGTTGGAACTTGGTGATGGATAAGTATACTCATTACTATAATCAATAATTGGACTACCACCAGTCCTAACTTCTCTTCCACCAATTAATGAATTGGAACTAAAGACTTTAAATACTGTGGGTGGAGTATAAGTTACTGTTTCCCAACTTCCTGCAGACGATGATCCTGATGCATAATAGAAATTTGATGGAGTACCATCAGCTTCAGTTATCTTAATATCTCCTGTGCCTTCAGCACCCATCTTCCAATCGTAAATATCATACGTTGCAACAGTAGCATCAGTTAATGGTTGTTTTAATAGACCATGACTGTGTTCATATTGAATACCTCCAACAGGATACCATCCATATAATCTAGTGTTACCACCAGTATAATCAACTAAGTACCTATCACCAATATATCCAGAAGAATGCTCAACACTACTATTAGGTGTTGTATGATAAACATAATGATTGTGTTGTGGTACTCCCTGCAGTCTCCTCTTCTCCATTGTTACTTTAACTGTCTGAGATCCAGTAAGAGATGTCTTTACACTATCAGTTATCTTTTCGTATCCAGTTGTAGTTATTGTACCAAGAGAGAAATAACCTTTTTGTGATGCCTTATCCAAATACCAGTTACCACCTGTCTTACCAGCACCAGCACCAATAGTTATATTACCAATAGTAGGAGATCCTGGACCATAAACATTACCATACCCTACAATCTTCTTTGCTTTTAAATCAGGAACCTTGAATGTACCTAAATCTCTTGTTTCACCTAAATGTTCCCATATATTAGCTGTACTAACATCTTCTACTCTTCCAGTAGTACCGATATTAACCTCCATAGCAAATCCACTACCACCACCAGTATTAGATAAAGTCCATGTTGGTTCTGAAGTATATCCCGATCCAAAATTGGTTGCAGCTATACTAACAATAGCACCAGTAGCATCAACATTACATGTTGCTACTATATCTTCCCCACCTGTTGGTGCAGCATCAAATGTTATAACTGTAGTAGAAGGATCATATCCACTACCACCATTTGTAATATTAAATCCTTTTCTAACAGTACCACCATACTCTGTTCCTAAAACTTTATACAGAGCAGGAAAATCTTTAATATTATACTCTGATCCATCACAATATATGTAACCAGGATATTGAAACTCTGGATTAACATCAGTGTTAGCAGTACCAATAGATACTGTGTATGGAGTCATAGGAACATATGCATTATCATACACATCATCAACTGCTTTTAAAGTTGTAATGATTGATCCGATCTCAGTAGTGTCGGTATATTTGTCACTATAAAAATTAGGTCTTGTATTTCTGTAGGATATTGTCATGTCAGAACTTAATTAGATACTCTAATACGATAAACGGTGATGCCACACTATCTATAGATACAGCATCATCAACTGTAAGGTTTAACTTAGTTGATAAACCATCAGGACTAATTTGAACTCCATCAGTTAGCATCTGATAGTCATGAGTCAACTTCTCAATTGCAACTCTATGACCATGTAGTGTTGGATCACCACTATCTTGAGCTATATCATCAGTTTGTGAGAATTCATTATATAATGATGGATTAATAGTTCCTGCACTTGAATGAGCTAAAGGATTGCTATTAAGAGGGAGTACTTCATATAAACTAGCATCTTTCCAATCATTAGGAACTCCAGGACCACCTGGAATATAAGCAGCATCAACGTGTTTCTGAGAATCTATTTCCCCCCCACCATCTTGGAAACATATTCCTAAAATGTTAGTAGCAGAAATGAAATTTGGTCTTATACCATTCAATGCTGTATCAGTGTTGCCAATAGGATAACCTGTCCAACCTCTGCTAGTTGAAGTACTCTCAGTGCTTAAACCCTTAGCAGACATCCATGCTTCGGTAGGTAATAAACAAAAATATTTCCATGTGTCTTCAAACTTCTCATCATCATTCCAACAAGCACCACCATATGCTGTTGGGTCACTAAACAGACCAGATCCACTGTAAGCACCCCATGGAAATTGCATATTAGAAGCATGATGACTAGATGCAATTGCTCTACATGGTGGTTGATTATTTCCTGGCCAATTATTATCAGGATCCATTGTATTTTCTAACCAACTCTCCAATGGAACTGATGTTGCATTCCAAAAAGCAACCATACCCATTGGTTTTGGATCTAAAATTGTGGTTGGTGAAGATGAATCAACCTCATTAGATGCCCTCAGTCTAGTTCTTTTACCACTATGAAAATGCATATGACCATGCAAACCATTCTCCATCACAGTCTCATTATCAGTCTGTCTTCCAGCAGTAGTACCAATAGTCCAACCTGGCCTACCTCTCATATCAATTGTTTGAACAGGAATATTAAATTTACCAGTATATGTCACATCAACTGATGTTCCAATAGTTGAGGATGCATCAATACCAATACCAGAACGATTAACTTCATTACCAGCAGTACTAACCTCTCTAATTGATTTGTACATACCAGAGTCAGGACCAGTTGTTGGTTTTGGATACTTAGATCCTAAATCAGGTACACAAAATTGCAGATCATTAACTGTTTGTAATGTGTTATAATTTCTATCTCTTCTAATAAATTTCCCTGTTGGACCAGCACCACAAACAGCAGCAAGTTGTGGATACTCATCCACATTGTAAACACTACCATCACATCTTAAATAACCTGATGGTAACTCTTCCTTTTGTCTACTACTATTAGGATCATTACTAATCTCTTTTGGCCATATAATAATTTGACCTGTCAAATTACCATATTTTGATCTCTCTGACCCGTAAAATTTTGCCATTTAAAACGCCTTAATTAGATAAGTTACAATCATTGATGGCTGAGCAATGTCAACAATAATATTTAGAGCATTATCAAAGTTCTGTGGATTAACATTACCCAAACTAACATTGGTTACAGGTTTTGTTGTCTCTGGTTTTAATGATCCAACAGACATTTGAATATCAAATGTACCATGATTGTGAGATGTGAATGTAGTATCATTTGGATCAGTTGAACTAAATGTATTTAAAGTTGTACCATAAGTTCCTTCCTGAAATGTAACAGTTGAACCACCTGTATCATTAGTAGTTTGATTTAACGTAATCTCATAAACATAATCACTATCATTATTACCTGTTCTTTTAATCTCAGTAATATATGATCCTTTCTTAAATCCAGGGCCAGTCACCATTTTAAATGGACGAATCTTATCATACTGATACCATGTACTAGTACCACTTGTCTTTTGAGTTCTAATATCTGTTCCAGCAGGTAATGAGAATTTACTATTACCAGCAGGAATAGTTGCTGCTACAGTAAACTTATTAGCAGGATCTTCTGGATTATCTGGTATAGCATTTAAATTAGATCCAGTATCTACACCATAATAATTTCTCCTGTTAGCAAATACAAGAGGTCTAGGGAATAATCCAGTCCACGCCAAATTATAATGAATGGGTTTTACTGTATTTGTTGGATCATTACCCATAGGATTATAAAAGTGTGCATCAGTAAATGAATCACCACTATAATTAATAGCGTAATCACCTGTAGGAGAATTATTTGTTGGTGTTCCATCATGCCATGATGTAGCAGGAACTGTTGTCCAATAATCTTTTCCAGGGTCATTTATATACTCATGAAATGTATCCATAACTGGAAGAGTATCTTCATGCATATTATCACCATAGTAAGCAATCATCTGCTTACCATTTCTCCAACTAGTAGCAGCTTGTTCATCAGGGTCAAAACTACATTCATTTGGTGCTGATTTAACTATATGACCACAACTAGCATGACTTTGAGATCCACCCAATTGTACCATAGTAGATGTAAAAGCTTCTGCACCAAAGAATCCTGCTCTAGCAGATATAAAAGTACCTGGATGTTGGTGAGCAGGAGTATGATTCATACCTAACTTTCTATTCAGCGT